AGTGTGCGTCTGCCAGAATCAGGACCAGGCCAATCTCATTGTCGCGGCGGTGAACGCCTTCGGCGCGCCAGATGAGATGGCGATTAAGCTGCGCGAGCCGATGATGCAGAAACCGGAATTCACGCACTCCTTCGCTGCGGACGGATGCTGCGCGAAGTCGTTGGCGAAAGCCTCTCTATCCGGGGCGCTCGATTCACTTCAGCCGTTCCACTGCGCGAAGTGCGGTACGGAATACCGGGCGAAGCCGGTCGGCCCGGTGGTGAACTGGGAAGCGCAGTGCGATGTGGTGGTGTTAAAGCCTTGATGCCGACGCTGCGTGGGTATCCGTCAGATGGTGGTTTTTGAGTGCCTGAATTAGAAGCCGAGGTCATCGAAGCTGCAAACGATCTCTCCGCCCTGATGGAAGCCTCGCCATCGAAGCATCAGGCCGCGCGAGACAAAGCCATCCGGGGCGCGCGGAAGAAGATCGAAAAGCTCGTGCGGGCACGCTTCCGCGCGCAGCGAAAAGCGGTGCTGGATTCGCACGCGCTCAGGAGAATCCATGTCAGCCTTGACCGAACGGGTAATCGTCCAGATTCGGTTTCCGAAGGAGATGGAGCGGGCAGTCCGGGCGGCGGTGGAGCTGCACCATCCCTACCGGATGGGCACCGACAAAGAGCTTTACGTGAGGACCGAACGGGCGGGAGCGGACTTGCTGGTGGCAAATCTGAACCTGATAGAGGGCGTCAAGGCCAAGCTGTTCGGCGAGTAACGGGCTCGACTGATGCACCACTGACCGATGCTGGCCGCGGGCAGATGCGGACACTAAGGCAGCGCGTGGGCGAAGATATCGCGGTGTTCACGGCGCCGAATTCCCGCAGCCGGGAATCCGGCCGCATCGTCAACCCGGACGCGCAGGACGCGGAATGGCTGAGGCCATGGGGACTGGGACGATACGAGGGCATGTCGCTCGATGACGCGCGGCAGGCGACTCGCAAGCTGGTGCTGGAAACGCCGGACGCCTCGCCGGGCATTTCCCGATACAGCGGCAAAGAGGGCGACAGTTTCAACGCCGTGGCGGCGCGTCTGATCGCGGGAACGGTAGCCCAACGCGCCATGCTGAAGCCCGGCGCGCGAGTCCTGAACATCACGAGCGGTCGGGCGCTGCACATCATCCATGCGGCGGCGCTGAAAGGATTCCAGGGCGTTGACAAAGAGGAGCTGGTCAACAATCCGGACTTTTCGCGGCCCGGAGATCATCTGTTCCGTTTGACGCGAGACAGTGGGCTGGTGGAGTGCTACACCGCTCCGGACTCGGGTCAATGGTTCGCGCAGCACGGCGAAACGGACTGGAACGAAGGCGTAGCAGCATCCGAAGCTCTGCGCGAAGCCGACGACCCGGACAAGGCCACGCGCGAAGCTGAAATCGCGGCGGCGCTGGGGCCAACCGTATACATGCAGCCGGTCACGGCCGACGAACAGCAGACCTACGCCCGCGCCATCGCGGCGGCCATCGACAGCGGCGGCGATGCGGCAGCCGATATGCTGGATGCAACGGCACCGCAGACCACAGAATCGTTTGTCGCGGAGTACCTGAAAGATGGAGGATTTTCCCGACTCACCGGAGATATCGATAGAACTACCGTTGATCGGCTGGCCGGGGCCGTTGCGGACGCTTATGAGTCGGGCTCGGACTTCGAAGGGATCGTGCAGGCGGTCAAGGATTCATTCGCCGATGCGAACACCGTTCGGGCTTCGATGATTGCCCAAACGGAACTGAACGACGCCTTCAACCAGTCCGTCGTGCACTTCGGAGAGCAGGCTGGGGCGACGAAAAAGCAGTGGGTGACAGACATTGCACCGTGCCCGGTGTGCATCGAAAACGTCCTCGACGGCGCGATTCCGCTCGATGGCGAATTCGGATCGGGCGACGACGCGCCACCGTCCCACCCTTCGTGCATGTGCTCTTTGATGGTGAGCATGTGATATGTTCACGGGCATGGTAGCTCAGATAATCACGCTTCTTGTTTACGTGCTGCTCTTTGCGATCGCGGCTTATGGACTTTGGTGGGTCTGTCAGAAGTTCGAGCTTCCGAAGCCCGTTCTGTGGATCTGCGGCGTGCTGCTGCTCATCGTGATCCTGCTGGCTCTGTCAGGCCAGATCAGCCTGCCGGGCGTGGGCGCTGGAACCAGCTCTCTTTTTCAGCACCGATGAACTTCAAGGCGCAGTCCAGCTTTACCGGCCTGAACGTTGCTGCGGCTCAGGCGATCTTCGAGAACGCCGCGCGCCTCAGCGTCCAGCAGGGAGCGGAGGCCGTGCTCGAAACGGCGGAATCCATCGTGCCCGTCGATACCGGCGAGCTGCGGGACTCAGGCCACGTCGAAATGCTGGAGACCGGCGCGAAGCCCAGCGCGGCAGTGGTGTTCGACTCAGACCACGCAGCCTACGTCGAGTACGGGACCGGCATCCGCGGCGCGGCATCGGCTGGAGCTGGCGAAGGGCCGTACTCTTCCACGTGGCCCGGCTTCGCAGCCGAACCATATCTTCGTCCGAGCTTGGACATAGAAAGACCCCACATCGTCGAGATTTTCAGGGAAAATACCGCAATCGCTACAAAGCTACTGGGGAAGTGATCCAGCGCGGCTCAGTTGCTTACATGTCCGGCAGTAACGGACGCGCTTTCCCCGCATCATCTGGTGCATCTCATTGCCAGCGGCGAGCATCTGAGGGTTTCACGTGAAACATCCGCTTGACAGCCGCTTCCATCTCGTTGGATAATCCATAGCGTTGGAATCGCTGCAGGCCAAGATCGATTTCCATCAGCTCGGTAGCGCGGGCCGTGCGCAGCGGCGGATGATGTCTGCGATCTCCGGACCTGCGAATCGCTGGATGTAATGACCCTCGCGGGTGCGGCTCGAATACTTGTCGAACTGCTCAGCGAGGTGCTTCGCCATCGCCTCAACGCCATCGTGCCAAGCCCGCGCGCCGTTTTTCTCTGCCTTCGTGTCCATGTGCCGTTTCTGCGCCTCCGCGCGGTGTTTCCTGCAATGCCGGTTCGTCGCATCTTCAGACTTATCGGCTCGTTCCTCTGTGCAGCCTGGTACGGTGCACCGCTTCAGAAGCGTCTCGACGGTTTGCATATCTCATTGAGATAATAAACCATTTCGTTGACGAATTCTTGTGCGGAAATTTACCATCGCACGCAGATGCCCGTCCGCACCACCCTGAGAGCCGGATACGCGGAAGTCGCGATTCGCATTCAGGAAGCGATGGACGACCTGACTTCGAACGACGTTCGCGGTCGCCTTTCGGACGCCGTGCGGAACGCGACGAAGGACACCGGCAACTGGGCCTACTACATCGACCACACAGGCGACGAAGAATCGGGTGACGTGTACTACTCGTGCGGTGGGGACGTGATGTGCTCGCCGTACGAAATGTCGAAGCAGGGCGACTCTGCTCCTAAGGCCGTCGTTCACCACGATGCCGGGATGAAGGTTATCCCGCGCACGATCTACGAGCCCGAGGCAGACGACGCCGACGCCTACGCGACCATGAGCGAGTCGGCGAAGCTCTACACGAAAGCTCTGCTGTATGAGCGCTTCATCAGCAAAGACGAACGGGACGCGGCGGACTCCAGCGACTTCGCTGGAAAGGGTAAATCGTTTCCGATTCTCAAACCCGGAGACGTTTCCCCCGCGGCCCGCGCTCTCGGGCGGGCCGGTTCCGGCAACTCCAGCATCGCGACCATCAAGAGCAACATCATCGCGATCGCGAAACGCAAGGGCTGGACGAAGTACCTGCCGAAAGCTTGGCAGGACGGCACCAAGAAAGAAGCCGCGAAGCCGGGCAACACGACCGGCCTGCGGCTAGTCGAGTCTGCGGGGTGCGCGTTCCTCGGTGACGTGCCGATCCGTGAAGCCGCCCGCACGTCTTACCCGATCAAGATCATTTCTCCCGGCACGGGAAGCTCGGCGCACTACACCGAGGAATGCCTGAAGGACGCAGCCAAATCCGGTGCCTTCAAAAAGGGCACGTTCATGTTCTGGAACCACCCGACCGCCGCGCAGGAGTCGCAGCGTCCCGAGGGCGACCTGAACGACCTCGCCGCGATCACCACATCGGACGGCGAGTATCGCGAGAACGGCGCGAAAGGTCCGGGCGTCTACGCCGAAGCGAAAGTGATGGCGGACTACGCGGACAAGATCGAACAGCGCGCGCCGCACATTGGTCTCTCGATTCGCGCGGGTGGCACGACCTCCGGAAAGACCGTGGAAGGCAAGCCGGTGCTCGCCAGCATCGACCATGTCGAGTCCGTCGATTACGTGACGCGCGCCGGGCGCGGCGGGATGGCGCTCGCCGAATCCGCGAAGTTCACGAAGCTCCTGGAGTCATTCAATCAAACCGAGGAGGTGTCCGATATGGACGCTGCCGAAATCAAAAAGCTGCAGGAATCGCTTGCAGCGCAGACGGCGATCAACGCGCGTTTGCTCGCGCGGGCCATGCGGGCCGATGCGCTCGAACTCGCGAACGCGGTGCTCTCGACGACATCGCTCAACGAAGCCCAGCGAAAGTACGTCGCTGATTCCGTTGTGGATCGCGAAATCCCGACCAAGGACGGCGTGCTC